AGACTATGAACAATAAGGACTAGAACTAACCTTTATTCCAAGTGGAAACATTGATAACTTAGTATCTCCAGAACCGTCATATAAAAAAATTCCACAATGGTATAGGGATTTAGCAAAACATTTTTATAGCAACAACCTTAAAGATCTAAATCCAGTAAATGATAGAGGTGCAGATGGTTCTAATGTTTCTACAAAACTTTGCCTTCCATTTCAGGATGCCATGTCTATTGGATATATGTACTTGCTTGAGGATGACCTAGAAGTAAAACTTGACATGAATGGAAAGCCGTCTCTATCTTGGAAAAAAGACTTTATGATGATGGATAAAAGACCAAATGTTGATATGGCAATTCCAAAAGATGTTCATCCAATACACTTCGGAGTGAAGATGCAGTGGTTTTATGAAACTCCTCCAGGATATTCTTTGTTTATGACAATGCCAATAAATAGGCCAGACTTACCTTTTTGGGTGCCTTCTGGTCTAGTTGACGCAGACATTTGGGGACTTCCTGCATTCATGCCATTTTTTATAAAAAAGGATTTTGAGGGAGTAATACCAATGGGAACTCCAGTATTTCAAATGATTCCAATTAAAAGAGAGCCATGGAACTTAGTTATTGATGATTCTTATGACTCTATAGAAAAGCATCAGTTAAGATCTGAAAACAGAAGGTCTGATATAACTGCACATTACCGAAAATTTGCATGGAGAAAAAAAGAATATGCAAAGTATAACAAAGAACAAACAAACAAAGGAGAAGAATAGTGTTAAATTCAAATAGTAATTTGTTAAGAAATAACAAAGAGCACAAGTTCTTTGAAAGAAATCTAGATATTGACCTGGTTGAATTATCTAAGTTCTTAGAAGAAAAATATAAGTTGATCGAAACAGCAGCCCTGCCTGGAGTAACCTCAATGGAAAATGATAAAGGAATCTTTTTAGAGTCTGGTAGTCTGTCAACAGTTAAGTGGAAAGAGTATAACGTATTTCAATTTTATCATTCCTCTTTGCATAAACTATACAAGGAAATATCAAATACTGTTAAAGAAGCCTGCGAATACTACGAGGTAGACTTCGACAAGCAAAACTATTATATTCAGGGCTGGTTTAATATCAATAGAGCAGAAGTAGGAAAGTTAGACTGGCATGATCATGGTAGTCCTGGCGCTCCAAACTTTCACGGGTACTATTGTGTAAGTGCAGAGCCATCAATAACTCACTACAAACTTTTTAATGATCCATCAAGAGTTGTTGACAATATAAATAAAAACAATAGATTAGTTGTTTCAGAAGTTGGTCACCCACATGCTATGGGGGATTGGGATTGGTCAGGCCCAAGAATTACTATTGCTTATGATGTTCAGCCTCTAAGTGTCTTGATTGCTGCAGGAAAAACTATACCAGAACAGCATTGGTTCCCTTTGTTATAAAATGAAAAAAATATTAGTTCATTTTTATGGTTATAAAAGCAAACTCATGCCAGAGGCAGTAGAGCAAATTGTTTTAAATCAAAGCGGTCAAAATGCTATAGATGTTGTTGTGTATGATCAAACAAATGTTTCAAGGTCAGAAAAGTTTAACAATCACGAGTACCATCACATACATTGGGATAGTCTGTTGTCTAGATTTTCTTATATTAATATAAGCAAGTCTAAAAATAATTATGATTTTTTTATGTATGTTGATGGTGCCAAGATGTTTGAAAAAAATTGGGATCTTGAACTTGTAATGGGAAGTCAGGATAGACAGTTAGTCTTCTCAGGAAACAATAAAATTGTTTTTAATAAAGAAAAGTACAGATTCTATCCAACATACTCTAAGCAAAAAATAGACTTAGCAACAGAAACTGGGTGGTTAGTAAAAGATTTTTTCTTTATTCCTTTTGATTTGTTTAAAGTTCTTCCAGACACATCAATCTTTAAGTACCACGGAATGGAAGAGTTCTGTTCAATGTTTTTGGCAAGAAATTTAATTCCAGTTGTTGCTATATCCAGTGCATGGGTTAAAGATTTAGAGCCAGATATTTTGGAAAAAGACTTTCTTCCATTTTCTATTTACCATAACTATTCTAAAGTGATAGATTCTTTTAAAAAAATACCTGGTTCAGTCTTGGGCGTAGATGAGTTGTCAAAGGTTACTGGCTATAACTTTTCTGTTCTAAAATATTTTCCATACCCAGTAAACGATGTTGAATATAATGCAATGATGAACCTAGACTTAATGTCTGAAAGAAGGTTTCATGACACACAAAAAAGTCTTTATTAGCATATATGATATAATTAGGTAAGGAGAAAAATGATAACACGACCTGTAGTAATTAATAATTTTATTGATCCAAAGGATGCAGAGACTCTTTTAAAAGAAATGCATAGTCCTTCGGAAAGAAATCCATACCCATCTTACTATAAAACTAGATTTGGTGGTACTGGATACCCATACAACAAAACTGTTTTAGAAATTCAAAAAAAATATTCTATTTTATCTAATAAGGTTCATCAAGATCTTAATCCAGAAGAAGAAAAAGAGATAAAAACATTCAAGGCATTTGGTTCAACTTGGAAGCAGGGTGGCCATGGTGCTGCACATATTGACGATCAGCCACCAGAAGAATTTATTGAATATAGCACAATCATATATCTAAATGATGACTTTACTGGTGGAGATTTATATTTTCCATCAATGGCCTATAACTATAAACCAGAAAAATATGCTGGGGTATTTTTTATAAGTGACGGAGAAACTTGGAAGCACGGTATTTCTCCAGTACAAAGTGGAGTAAGGTCTACACTGCTATACATGCATACAACGCAGACAGAACACCCAAAAGGTTTTGTAACTATTGATCCAGATTTGAATTAATAAAATGACAATAAATTTTAGAGATACCAAGTTTGCAATGCTAGAGAATCACCCAGATGAAAGCATGATCGAGTGGAGGCATTGCTCAAGAGATCATTATTTAAAGTTTGAAGATATTTTTAGAAAAAATGTTTTGTTTTTTGATCCATTTATTGTAGATAATTTTTATGAGAAATCAGACTTTGAAGAACTCAAGGGTATCTTAGAGTCAAAAGATGTAAAAGATATTGCCTATACAAAACAAATGAACAAGTGGGAAGATGCAGTAGAAATACCACAACACTTTTTTGATAAGGCTATCAAAAGAACACAAGAACTTCTTGGAACAAATGATGTAGAGTTAGGTTATTATTTATATGCACACCATCAGATAACAGAGGATGGTCGTAAACCATTTTTACAGGTTCATTTAGATTGGTCTCCAGGGTGCTACATGGTTGACCTTCACATAGGTGGCAATCGTGACTGGGGTTTTGTTGCACACGATAAAGAGTTTATAACTAAGCCAAATGATGCAATTATTGTTCAGCCAGAGTTGGACTTTCATTATAGGCCAGCCTGGAACTCAGACTCTATTGATGAAAACTATAAGGTTTTATTCTTTCATTTAATAAGAAAGGATCATTGGAAAAACTTATATGGTATTGAATTTGTAAAAGATAAAGAATTTTTGTCTTTTCAGATGCAAAGGGCTTACATTTGGGAAAGCCTATACGTAGACCATGTGCTATCTTTATCAAGTTTGCCAGAACCAGTATTTAGTACGGACGAGGGATTAGTAGAAAATGACAAAAAGATATACAATATAAAAAGAAAGGATGCGTAATATGTTTACATTTGAAAAACTTGGAGATGGTCTAGTTTACTATAAGGGTTTAATAGAAAGCCCTTATCAAATAATAGAAGATATCGAGTCTTTAAATACAAAGGTTGAAGAAAAATTTAAATCAGGACTTTCAAGCATGAGCACTTCAGCAAGATTGTGGCACAACTGGGATTACAAAAACGAAACTATGGACTTACATTTTTGTAAGCAAAAGTGGCTTCCAAGAACAGCAGACATATTAGAGTCTGACGCATTTTTTAATGAGCATTCGTCAATATCCGATAGATTATTCTTTGCACTTGATTCTGCTTTTAAGCATTACTCTACAGAAATTTATCCTTATGCTGGAAGAAATATAAAAGGTGGCGAAGACAGGATGAGTATCTTAAAGTATGAAAAAGCAGGATTCTTGTCAGAGCATACAGATCATGGGTCAAGTAGTAGAACTCTGTCTGTAGTTTTGTATTTAAATGATAACTATACTGGAGGAGAGATTAATTTCCCACATGTTGGTAACGGAATAACAATTAAACCAGAAGCAGGGAGTGCAATATTTTTCCCTTCTAACTTTGTATTTACTCATAGCGTAAATGAAATATCAGAAGGAATAAGATACTCTTTGCCAAACTGGTATCATAATATGAAAAATAAAATACAATCGAACGGAAGTGAATAATGAATAACGAAGAGTCAAAACTTAAGGCAGAACTTCTCTTTATGTATGCAAAATATCAAGAGTTGTCTGAAGCATATAAAAAACTTGCAAATAGTTGTGGTAGCGATGAGTCAAAGACAAAGCATGATATGAGCCATATGATGTTTACAAATGAACCATATAAAGACCAGTTTGACAATAGTCAAGATAAATGATACAATATATATAACCTATAGGAGGAATATCGTGGCAGCAAAAGGATCAGTAGAAGCAATCATCGAGATTGCAAAGAAAGAGTTGGGCACAATTGAAGGCCCTAAAGATAATGAAACAAAGTACGGTGCATGGATGAAGGTTAACTTCCAGCCATGGTGCCAGTCATTCGTTTCGTGGTGTGCATTTACTGCGGGAGTAAAGTCATTTCCAAAGTCTGCATCAACAGTAGCAGCAGCAGATTGGTTTAAAAAGGCAGAGCGTTGGTCAGATGCTCGCAATGATGATCCACAAGCAGGAGACTGGATCTATTTTGATTTCCCAGAAGATGGCGTAAATCGTATTTCACATGTTGGTATTTGTATTAAGAACAACGGTGATGGAACAATCCAAGTTATTGAAGGAAACACTTCAGGAACTGCAAAGGGAGACCAACGCAACGGAGGAATGTGCGTAGAGAAGACTCGTGGGTATGTAAAGGATAACAAGAAGAAGTTGGTTAATGCTGTAGTTGGTTGGGGTCGTCCAGTTTACGCTGGAGAAGAAAATGCTGAACTATTAAATAAATTGGCAGCACCAGCAGCACCTGCACCAGCAACAAAGAAGTCTGCCCCAAAGGAGATTAAGCCTATTGCAAAGAAGTCTTCTGGTGGCGGAGGAAAGGGCCCAGTGGCTCTATAATGGAATCAACTAAAAGAACACTATTAAAAACAGCAAGTTGGGAAACCTTTCATCTTGTTGGTGTGGCTGGAGTTATTTATTTGTTTACTGGTGAATGGGAGTACGCAAGTCTTGGTGCTCTTATTTATATTGGCTGGGAAGCACTTGGATATTTCTTACACGAAAGAGTGTGGGCTAAATTTGGAAAGGGGATTAAATAATGCGTATTAAAATTATTAGGTTTGTTGTTAAAGCACTTGGTTATCAGTGGGGCGGGGACGCACTTAATGCACCAATCTGGACAGTAAAAGCAAAAAAGAAGAAGTAGAATATGGCGCTGTACGAATATGACTGCATGCCATGTGCAAAAAGATATACAAAGGAAAGATCTATAAAAGACAATGATCCTGGGTATAAATGTGATACTTGCAATCATACTCTAGTTCGTGTATACTCTAAAGTAGGAGCAGTTTTCAACGGTAGTGGGTTCTATTCCACAGATAACAGGAAAAAATGATAACTAAAATACCAGAAGGGCAAATCTGTCAAGCGTTTGATCCAATGATGTTCTTGCCTGAAAAAACTTTACACATTATTTCTGTTACTCAAAATGCAAATACATCCTGTGTTGCACCCGCATTTGTTTACATTGAGGGGTCGCACGGTAAAAAGTTTTTGTGTGATTTTCACTATCACTATGAAGCAAATATGACAAGAGATAGCGGATATAAGGTTCGTGGTCAATCCTGGGAAGATATCCAGGAACATATTGTAGACGAAAGAGAAAAAATTAAAGAAACTTTTGCAAAAAATGTAACAACAAATATAACATTAGGCAAAAAATGTAATGTTGTTGTTGCTAACCTTAAATGCGATTTTGAAGCACTTGTTTTGATAAATAAAAAACCACAAAGTTTTGAGAGTATTGCGGGAACCTATTACTGCAACTATCATTTTAGGAAAAACTACTATAGGTTCTATAGTAATGGAGTAATTTATGAAGATCTTTATGACATTTTAGATGAAAGATATAGGATGACAATGACAATTGCTGAAGAATCATTAAATGTAAAGGCTGTATAGTTTCATATTGACATTCCCTGCAGATTGCGGTATAATTAAATATAAGACATCGACTAAAACAATACAAGAAATAGGGTATACTATGAATACAATGATTGATGAAGCAGTACAAGCAAAGCAGTGGACACTATCTCCACTGGACCGATGTGATTCCTGTGCTGCAGAAGCACTAGTTAGAGTTACTGGAATATCTGGAGACTTAATGTTTTGTGGTCACCACTATAACAAAATAATGGTTAATTCTGAAGGCTATAAAAAAATGATGTCTTTTGCTTTAACCATTCTTGATGAACGAGAAAAACTAATTAAGGACTAAAAATGATTATTCAGATTATAGGTCTTCCAGGTTCAGGAAAGACAGAGTTAGCCAAGGCACTCAAAGAAAGAATTAATGCTATCCATCTTAATGCAGATGAAGTTCGTGCAACCGTAAACTCAGATTTAGGTTTTGCACCAGATGATAGACTTGAGCAGGCTCGTCGTATGGGAGAGATGGCAAGGCTTATTTCTAAGCAAGGGGTTGCTCCAGTAATTGTTGACTTTGTATGTCCAACAAATCTAACTCGTGTAGCATTTGGCAAGCCAGATATCCTAGTCTTCATGGACACAATTGCAGAGGGTCGTTTTGAAGATACAAATAAAATGTTTGAGCGTCCTGAAATTTTTGATGCAACATTTGAAGACCACCGACTAGACGCTGAACAAAAGGCAACAGTAATAATTAAGTATTTTAATTTACACGATTGGTCTGCACCTACAACTCTTATGCTGGGTAGGTATCAGCCCTGGCACGAGGGCCACCACGCCCTTTACAAGGAGGCTGGCAAGAGAACTGACCAAGTACTTCTTGGAGTCCGTAATACCTATAATACAAGCGAAAAGGATCCTCTTAAATTTGATCAGGTAAAAGAATATATTGCCAAGGATGATTTTATGGATGGCGCATTAGTACTAAGACTACCTAACATTACTAACATTGTATATGGTCGTGATGTTGGATACAAGATTGAACAAGTAGATTTGGGGGCAGACATTCATGCTATTTCGGCTACTGAAAAACGCAAGCAGTTGGGTATTTAAACAATTAGAAAAATCAGGAAAAGCAATGAATGATGCTGAAGACCGAATGGTAGCAGCAATGTTTAAGAAGAAAGATAAAGATGACAGTAACTAGGGCTAGATCTTTTGCCAAGGCATTAAGTTATCGCATATGGGGAACACTTTCTTCATTTGTTGTTGCCTATGTTATAACAAGAAGTGCCAGCCTGTCAGGTGCAATTGCCTTTTGGGAAACGGTAGTTAAAGTGTTTATCTACTACGCACATGAGCGTGG